CCGCTGGTGAGTGTTAGGAACAGGGATCCTCTAAAGTGTCCCTATAGTGTAAGGACAACCACCGAACAATGACCACCACTTACCAGGCAAATGTTCTCGACACCAGTTATAACGGTTGGGAGAATTATGAGACCTGGAATGTTGCTCTGTGGATCAACAATGATGAGGGTTTGTATCACCTAGCAATGGACTGTGGTGATTATGAAACCCTTGTAAATACCCTCTACAATGAGTATGGAGTGCGTGAAACAAAGGACGGGGTTAAGTTCAACGACCCGAAGGTAAATGTCATCCAAATCAATAGTGATGTCTTTGACCTTTGATTAACACATAAGAGCTCACAGTTCTTATACCTTAAGTCCTGGGCATGACTATAAACTAACCACACACAGTTTCTGACACTTTTCTTCTTTATTATGTCCAAGCAAGTTCTCATCTCCCTGCTGTCCAAAGGTAACACTGGTTCTGAGATTCTTTCGATTCTCGATGCACTTACCTCAGAGACAGTGAGTGATACTGAACAGTCGAATGTGCCGACTCTTGATGTAATCGAGTTCTGATGATATTCGGGGAGCATTCTTGACAGTTTGCTCTCCTTATGTTAGACTCTTATTCGTTGTCGTATTCGCAGTTATTTGGGGTCTTATGTGATGTCCCCTGCGGGCGTAACGGGGGGGTCGTATAAAAATCGATAACTACCCTAACCTACAGAGGTGACAATTCGACCTTTAAATATAAGACTCATAAAAATTTTCCGGAGGTATAATGAGACTTTATAAGGTCCGCAGAAGATCCCCATACTGGAACTTTTGGAAGGTTGTCTTTGCGGGGTGGTTGATAAGATATCCGAGGCAATGCTTTACACTGATAGGGTTGCCGATCGGGTTTTTGATTGTTCTCATATATAATGCTGTCGCAAGATGATGTAGGACTCAAAAAAATCCGGAGAAAATTTTTTATGGAAAAGGTTTATCATATCTACGCAAAAGATAAGTGTATTATGCATTCTATCAAGGAAGAAGAGTTTCATACAGCATGGAAAACTCTGAATAATCTTGTAGGTATTATGAAGACCGATTATTCTTCTGAAGATTTGTCTTATGAGGAATTGTATGTGAATAAGGATGCAATTCTAAATTCATCACACTGACAATCTTGACAAGACATATATAGACTGATAAAATTGAGTTTGAAGGTGATTTCAACTTATGGCAAAAGGATTTACTGTAAAAGCAGCAGCACCCAAACCTAAAGAAGCAGATTGGGACTATGCTGCAATTAAAGAACGAATGAAAGGGAAGAGTATTGTATTCTGTCTTCCTGGTCGTGGATGTTCTTTTATTTTTCTGAAAGCATTTGTGCAACTGTGCTTTGACTTAGTACAGAATGGCATGAGTATTCAGATTTCTCAAGATTACTCATCGATGGTTAACTTTGCACGTTGTAAAGTACTTGGTGCAAATGTACTTCGTGGTCCTAAGCAAATTCCTTGGGACGGTAAACTGCAATATGATTATCAACTGTGGATTGATAGTGACATTGTATTTGACACAAATAAATTCTGGCAACTCTGTGATCTTGCTCTGAATGAGGAAGGTGAAGAGAAGGAGATTGTTGCAGGATGGTATGCCACAGAAGATGGGCACACGACTTCAGTGGCTCATTGGTTAGAAGAGGATGATTTCCGTAAGAATGGTGGTGTGATGAATCACGAGACTGTGGAGAGTATCTCGAAACGTCGTAAGCCTTTCACAGTAGACTATACTGGTTTCGGTTGGGTACTGATTAAGAAGGGTGTCTTTGAGAATCTTGAATATCCTTGGTTTGCTCCTAAGATGCAAGTCTTTGAATCTGGTGCAGTACAAGATATGTGTGGAGAAGATGTTTCATTCTGTCTTGATGCAAAAGAAGAAGGATTTGAGATTTGGTGCGACCCACGTATTCGAGTAGGACACGAGAAAACACGAGTAATCTAAATGGCTTTTAATATCTTATATAAAGGACGTAAGATATATACGGACCTCTCTTATGAAGAATGTGTGGAGGTCCTAGATAATCTCTCTCAAGAGTATTATCAAAATGAAAACTATGACATTAATGAAATCGAATTGGAGGAAATCTAATGGCTAAAGGTGGTGGCAACAAAACTGTATTTGAACCAGGAGCACCTAAGAAAACTCGTCAAGGTCGTTCTTCACGTACTTTGTTGAGTGCAACATCTCGTAATGGTCGTAAGAAGCGTTATCGGGGTCAAGGTAAATAATTCATAGAGTTATAAGTCTTGAATGTATTATTTTGATTCTGGTCAAGAGTGGAATTCGATACATCCAGATGACTTATGGGTTTATAATAAACTACTTCTAAATCATCGTCTAAGGCATCTCTGTGGTCCTACAGGGGTGCCTGTTCCTTATTCAGGATATTATATCGTCCGACCGAGTATTAATTTACTTGGTATGGGACGATTTTCTCGTAAAGAGATGATTTATAAGTATACTGACCACTTTCATCCAGCTGAATTTTGGTGTGAAGTCTTTGAAGGAGAGCATTATAGTGTTGATTACCAGAATAAAAAGTCGAAATTAGTTGTTCTGGGTGAAAGAGATGAATATGATCCTCTTTACAGATGGAAAAAGTGGACTAAAGTTGATTGTGAAGTAGATTTTCCACCTCTATTAAATAGTCTAAAAGGGAATTATGAGTGGATTAATTGTGAATTTATTGGAAATCACTTAATTGAAGTGCATTTTAGAAGAAATCCAGACTTTAGATATGGAAATAGTGTTGCAATTCCCGTTTGGAAAGACCAAAATATAGAAAAAATAGAAAATTTAGTGTTTATAGAGGATGAAGACTATCTAAGAAAAGGATTTTACATCGATAACGGGATAGCAACCCCGTAAAAAGTTCTGATTTTAACCAATCAGGAGCTAAAAATGGACCAGAGACTACTTAGAGAAATCAATAATGATGATTTGACACCGAAAAAGCATGATTTTTTCCATCAAAACGAAATTCATGAAAAAATTCGTAATGATGATGATTATGATGACTGGGAATATGGAACGGAACCTCTTTACGAATTCAAAAACACTGATAAATAAGATAGATTTATCACTTTTACATGCCTGTACAACGGGTAAGCAAAGAATTTAAAGATCTCAGCATGTCATTTCAGATTAATCCTCTGAATTCTGACATGATTGCGATTAAAAATGAGACAGCAATAGCTAGATCAGTAAGAAATCTTGTGTTTACCCTTCCAGGTGAAAGATTTTTTAATGAAAATCTTGGTTCTAGAGTTTCTAGATCATTATTTGAGAACATTGATGATATTTCAGCATCTATTATTAGAGATGAGATTGAAAATACCATTAATAACTATGAACCAAGAGTTGAATTAATTGATGTAAAAGTTGCAGCAAACTATGATAATAATGAATTTAATGTAACCATCAATTATTATATTGTTGGTATTGATGCATTACCACAACAGTTATCATTCGCATTACAGCCAACACGATAATGCCATTAGTTAATTTTACGAATTTAGACTTCGACCAGATAAAAACTTCGATTAAGGATTACCTTAGATCGAATTCAAATTTTACTGACTACGATTTTGAGGGGTCTAACTTATCCGTTCTCCTAGACACTTTAGCATATAATACATATATTTCCTCATATAATGCTAACATGGTTAGCAATGAGGTTTTTATTGATAGTGCGACATTAAGAGAAAACGTAGTTTCTCTTGCAAGAAACATTGGATATGTTCCAAGGTCTAGAACAGCAGCAAAAGCAAATATTTCTTTTTTCGTAGATACTACAGGATTTCAAACTAACCCAATTACATTAACTCTTCAGAAGGGAGTTGTTGCGACAACAGCAGCATTTGGTGGAGAAAGTTATACATTTACAGTTCCAAGTAATATTACTGTTCCAGTTGTAAATGGAATTGCATTTTTTGATAATATATCAGTATATGAAGGAACTTATGTTGTTGACAATTTTACTGTACAATCAGAAAATCCAGCACCACCTCAGAAATATATCTTAAATAATCCAAATATTGATAGTTCTTCAATTAATGTTATTGTAAGAGATACTGAATCAAGTACAAATTCAAGAAAATTTGTACAGTCGAATAGTTTATTCTCTGTTACTTCATCATCTAGAGTATTCTTTATACAAGAGGTTGAAGATCAAAGATATGAACTTATTTTTGGTGATGGTATTTTTGGTGAGAAATTACAAGCATTAAATTATATCGAAGCTTCATACATTGTAACCAGTGGTGAGTCTGCGAATGGATTATCTTCTTTTACCTTTAATGGAAGATTGCTTGATAATAACGGAATTTCGGTAACAAATGGAATTTCACTCATTACCACAAATATAGCATCGGAAGGTGGAAAAGAGATTGAATCAGTAGACTCTATTAAAAATTATGCGCCAAGAATTTATGCATCTCAGAATAGAGCAGTTACTGCAGCAGACTATGAGACAATAGTTCCTCAAATTTATCCCGAAACTCAATCCGTTTCAGTATATGGAGGTGAGACTTTATCTCCACCACAATACGGAAGAGTTTTTATTAGCATAAAACCTTATAATGGACAATTTGTTCCTAACAGCATCAAGGATAATTTAAAAAATAAATTAAGAAATTATAGTGTTGCTGGAATTGTTCCCGAAATTATAGACTTGAAGTACATTTATGTGGAAGTTGATACCACAGCATATTACAATACCAACTTGGCACCAGATGCGGACTTTGTAAAGAGTATAGTTTCTTCTAACATAAACTCATATGCAGATTCGTCAGAACTGAACAGATATGGTGCAAAGTTTAAATATAGCAAATTCCAAAAAATTGTAGATGATAGTCACGAATCTATCACATCAAATATTACTAAAGTTCAAATCAGAAGAGATTTAGGTGTAATATTAAATCAGTTAGCTGAATATGAAATTTGTTATGGAAATGGTTTTTATATAAAGAGTGTTGAAGGATATAATATAAAGTCTTCAGGATTTACCGTCAGTGGAATTGATGGCACAGTATATCTCGGAGATTTGCCAAATACAGACGGTTTAACTGGAACCATTTTCCTATTCTCAGACCCAAATTCAGATACACCAACTATTAAAAGAAGGTCAGTTGGAACTATAAGTTATGAAAAAGGAGAAATTATTTTAAACCCAATTAATATAGTTGGAACTTCCAAAAACAATAATGGAAATCCAATAATTGAAATTTCTGCAATTCCAATCTCAAATGATGTTATTGGAAAACAGGATCTTTATTTGCAACTAGATATTAGTAAGAGTATTTTAAATATGAAGTCGGATGAAATTTCCTCAGGTTCCGATATCTCTGGTTCATACTATGACCCAACAACAAGTTACACAAACGGAAGCCGTATAAGACAATAAAGACATGGTAGACACTCGAATCAAGATTAGTTCAGTTGTTGAAAATCAACTCCCAGCTTTCGTTAGGGAAGATTTTCCATTAGTCGGAGAGTTTTTATCCCAATATTACACATCTGTAGAAAATCAAGGTGCTGTTCTTGATATTCTTCAAAATATTGACAAGTATATTAAAGTAGAACAACTTACAAATCTTACCGATTCTACCAGTACAACTTCATCTATAGGATTTTCCGATGATACAATTAATGTAGTATCCACTTCTGGATTTCCAGATTCCTATGGAATTATACAGATTGACTCGGAAATCATCACATATACTTCAAAGACCGAAACTGCTTTTAATGGATGTGTACGTGGATTTAGTGGAGTCACTTCATATCAAGATAAAAACAAACCAGATCATTTAGTATTTTCTACCTCAGAAATCGTAGAACATGATACAGATTCTTTGGTTTTAAATCTGAGTGTTTTATTTTTAAAAGAGTTTTATAAGAAGGTAAAGAGACAACTTGTTCCTGGGTTTGAAGATAGAGAATTTGATTCAGATTTAAATGCAAATCTGTTTATAAAGCAGTCTAAAGATTTTTATTCATCTAAAGGAACAGACCAATCTTTCGAGATTCTTTTTAGAGCCTTGTATGGTGAAGATGTTGAAGTCATTAAGCCAAGAGATTATCTGTTTATTCCCTCAGATGCTCAGTATAGAATCACAAAAGACTTAGTTGTTGAAGCACTTGAGGGTAATCCTGAGGACTTGGAAAATAGAACATTATATCAGGACCAATATGAAAATTTCAATCAAGCATTTGGATCAATAAACAAGATTGAAAAAATATTCAGAGGTGATAATGAATATCATGTAATTAGTTTAGATTATGATTACAATAAAGATATTAGTGTAAGGGGTTCGGTTTCTGGTGAGTTTTCTGTTCATCCCCAGACTAAAATAATAACCGAGGCTTCAATTGGATCTACAGTTTTGGATGTTGATTCAACTGTTGGATTTCCGAGTTCTGGTGAAATCGTTGCTGATTTGGAAAATGGAACTTCAGTAACAATTTCTTACGAATCAAAATCATATACTCAGTTTTATGGATGTTCTGGAATAACCCAAAACTTATCATCTGGTCAGAATGTTAGAATTAATTCGTATGCATATGGATATTCTGGAATTGGAACAGATAATGTAGTAAAACTTAGAGTAACTGGTGTATTATCTGAGTTAAAAATTGATGATGGTGCGAGATATTACAATCCTGGAAATAAAATTGTAATTAAAACTTTAGGAGAAGACTCTTCGGATATTAAATCGAATAATTGGATTTATAATGTTGCATCGAAATATGATATAGATTCAATTAGTTTAGTTGATATTTCTAATTTTACCTATCAGATAAGAGTATACGATAATCACAATTTCTATAGAGGAGACTCTGTAAAACTTATTCTCAGTGATGGAACTGATATTAATACTAGTATATTATCAGTTTTAAATGAAAAAACCTTTACTGTAAGTGGTCAAGGAATAATTGATATTACTAAAAAAGATAAGATACAAAAAGTATTATCAAAAGGAAGTTATACAAACTTCCCAGAAGCATCAAATTACTCAACTAATGTTCAAAATGTCTACACTGACCAGTTGGGTTCTTACTATGTAACTTCACCTTCACTTCCATCATATCTTGGAGAATCACTTGGAATAAGAAACAGAGAAATAACTTTCTCTGGAACATTCAGTGGTGAAAATTTAACAATCGGAAGACATTATTTCTACACTGGAGATTCTGTAATTTACAAACCAGAATCGGAATCAAATTCTTTAAACATAACTGAAGGAACTTATTATGTAAAAAGAGTTGACCCACTCACCATTAAATTATCTCGTAGTAGAGAAAATATTTACAAAGGAAATTATATAAACCTTTCTGGAACTGTAACAAACAGTCAGTTAATTTTTAGTGAATTTGCATATCAAACTCTCGACACTCAAAAGTTAGTAAGAAAAATACAAAATCCAGAGAATACAGATAATTCTCACGAAACTAAATTTGGACAAATTGGAATTCTCGTAAATGGTGTAGAAATTTTAAATTATAAGTCAAAGGATAAAATTTTCTACGGTCCACTTGAAGAAATAAATGTTCTTTCGGAAGGAAGTAACTATGATGTAATAAATCCACCAACCTTATCAATAACAGATAGTGTTGGAACTGGAGCAACTGGATATTGTGAAGTTCATGGTCAAGTAGAAAAAATTAACATCATCGATGGTGGATTTGACTATATTTCCGAACCTATCGTAACTATATCTGGTGGTGGTGGTAGTGGAGCAAAAGCTAAGGCAGAGTTATTCTCTTTTGAACATTCAGTGTCTTTTAATGCAATCGAGTCTTCTGGATTGGTTGATTTAACCAATGATACAATTGGATTTTCTTCATATCATAAGTTTAGGGATGCTGAAAGAATAATCTACAAACCAGATGGACAGCAAGCAGTTGGGGGAATATCAACAGATTCTTCTTATTATGTTTCTGTACAAGATTCCTTTACCGTCAAACTTCATAAAACATATGAAGATGCAGCAGCTGGCATAAACACAATCAATCTTACTTCATATGGAACTGGAGTTCATAGATTTGCTTCTTCAAATATTAAGAAGAAGATATCCTACATAAATGTCTACGACAAGGGAAGTGGATATAAGAATAGAAAGATTTCTATACCATCATCTGGGATTAATACAGCATCAAATACAATTTTTGCCAAAAATCATAATTACAGCACTGGAGAAATAATAGTATACAATACTACAGGTAGTGTAGTTGGTGGTTTGGTTGATGGACAATCTTACTACGTCACAGCACTGGATAGTGACTCATTTAAGTTATCTAAAGTAGGTGTTGCTTCTACGGTAGGTGTTGGTTCTGCAGTGGTTGGAGTTACAACAACTGTAGATTTTTACTTTAAGTCAAATCAATATGTAGATTTAACTTCTGTAGGTTCTGGATATCATCAATTCAATTATGAACCAATAGTTGTAAATGTATCTGGAATTGTAGGAGTATCTACAAGAACAAATCAAGACTTTAACGCAATAGCTCAACCAATTGTAAGAGGTCAAATTAAGTCAGTATTCTTAGAATCTGGTGGTTCAAATTATGGTTCAGAAGAGGTAATAAACTTCAACAGACAACCAACATTTAATTTGAATAGTGGAACTGGAGCTGAAGTAATTCCAGTAATATCTAATGGTGCTATTTCTGAAGTTTTAGTTACTAACTCAGGAAGAGAGTATAATTCTCCACCATCATTTGAAATTATCGGGAATGGTTATGGTGCAGAATTAACTCCTGTTATAGTAAATGGTTCCCTTTCAGAAGTTAAGGTTGTTTATGGTGGAGTTGGATTTGAGACCTCAAGAACAATCATAAATGTTGTCCCTGCAGGTTCTGGTGCTAATTTACAATCTGTTCCAAAGACATGGACAATTAACTTAGTTGAAAGAAATCTTCAGAGTGAATTAATTTCCGATGATGATGGAGTTATTGATAATGGAATTAATTCGGATTATGGACTGCAATATACACATCTCTATGCTCCAAGAAAATTAAGACAGACCATTACTACTAAGAAATTAATTAATGGTACGACAGTATTTTCACCAGACTTAGTAATTCAGAATAATAGAGAAGCACTTTCAGATTCACACTCTCCTATTATTGGATGGGCATATGATGGAAATCCAATTTATGGTCCATATGGATATTCAACGATTACAGGAGGTTCTGTAAAGGCTTTAGAATCTGGATATAAAGTTTCTGTTGAGTCTGGTAGACCAAGAACTTCACTTTATCCAGAAGGATTTTTTGTAGAAGACTATCAGTATAATGCGTCTGGAGACCTCGACCAATATAATGGAAGATTCTGTGTAACTCCAGAATATCCAAATGGAGTTTATGCATATTTTTCTACAATTAATGGTTTTAGTGTAGAGTCTTCTGGACCTCTTAGAAATTATAGAAAACCAGTCTTCCCATATTTTATTGGAAATGAATTTAAATCAAAACCAATAGATTATAATTTTAGCACTAGTTCCAATCAAGATTCTGTTGATTTGAATCAAGTTGACTTGCTGAGAAATACTACTCCATATAATTTACTCAACCAAAGAAGTGGATATGACTTTATAGTAGATTCAAATAAAATAAGAAAACAAACTTCAGTTATCAGAAATACTAAGAAGGGTTCGTTAGACTCTATTGGAATTGTAACTGGAGGATTGGATTATAAAGTTAATGATGTAGTAATTTTTAATAATCAAGGAACAGGTGGGCAAGGAGCATCTGTAAAGGTATCTTCAGTAAAAGGAAAGTTAGTAAATCAAATTTCGGTCAATAGCACATCACTATCAAATGTTGAATTTGTCCCCCTTACTGGAAATTCAAGTTTTGTAGCATTTTCAACTTCCACACACAATCTGCTAAATCTTGACTTAGTTAAGATTAGTGGAATAAGCACTTTTGGTACAGAATTGAATGGTTTTTATAATATTGGTGTTAGATCTGATAATTTCTCACTCAATTCTGGGATTGGTTCCACTTCAGTAACTGGCATAGTTACATATTTTAGTGTTTCTGGGCAACTAAATTATCCATTTATTAGAGAGAATGATGTATTTGAGATAGATTCTGAAAAGGTAAAGGTATTAAATATTGATCAACCATCCGGAAGAATAAGAGTTTTAAGAGAGTATGATGGCACTGTCGGTTCATCTCATACAGTAGCTTCTATTCTTTATGAGCAATCTAGGAAATTTACTTTTACCGTAGGATTAACTACAACACTATTCCCATATAAGTATAATACTCAAATTTACTTCAACCCAGTAGAATCTGTTGGATTGGGAACTACATCTGGTGTTGGAATTGGGTCAACCTTAAGTTTCTCAAATCCTGGTGTTGGTGTTAGTTCTTTGTTCATTCCTACTAGATCAATTTATCTGCCAAATCACAATTTGAATACTGGTGATAAGTTAGTCTATTCTTCTGGTGGTGATACTGCAATTTCAGTTTCAACTGATGGGTCATCATCTTTCCAACTCACAGAAAATCAAATTGTATATGCCGCAAGAATTACAAATGATTTGATTGGTATTGCAACCAATAGAGTTGGTTTGGGTTCCACTGGAAACTTTGTAGGAATTAATAGTAGCGTATTTACAGATATTCTCTATTTTACTAACGAAGGTACAGGCGTAATTCATAGCTTCCAAACAAGTTATGATGATGTAATTACTGGAAAGGTAAATAAAAATCTTGTTACAGTATCTACAGCATCAACTCATGGACTTAATGTTAAAGATTCTGTTTCTGTTGATTGCTCATCTGGAATATCAACAACATATACTTTAAAGTATAATGAATATAACCGTAGGTTGGTTGTAAATCCAAAAGACTTCTTATCTGGAGATGTCAACACTTCAACGGATTCAATCACATTAACATCTCATGGTTATACGAATGGACAAAAAGTAATTCACACTTCATCTTCTCCATCTGGTGGTCTTGTTAATAATGGAATTTATTATATTGTTGTTATAGATGACAATACATTCAAACTTGCAGAAACCTATTATAACGCAACTCTAAGAATTCCTGTTGTTATCGATTTAACGAGCGCATCATCTGGAACATTATCGTTAGTTAATCCACCAATTGTTGCGACTAAGAATCAATCGATTATCTTCGACTTATCTGACAATTCATTGTCTTATTTAAAAAATTCTATAAGATATCCAGCATTTGATTTTAATCTTTATAGTGATGAAAATTTAAAAAATATTTTTGAAACTTCTGGTTTTGGTGGATTTGAAATTTCTAGAAGTGGTACTATTGGAGTTAGTACAACAGCTAAGTTGACTTTAAGTGTGTCGAATAATATTCCTAGTGTAATATATTATGGATTAGAACCAGTTAACATAGATGAAAATGACCAAGAGAATTTACAGATAATTGTTGATAATGAAAATGTACAATCTAATAACAGAATTGATGTAGTAGATAGTTCTTATTCTGGAATTTATTCAATTTCTGGAATCACAACTAATACTTTTTCATATAATATACCAATCCAACCAGAAAGATCGTCATATCTTTCGACTGAAGCAAAATTATCTTATACCACCAATTCACTATCTGCATTTGGTGAAATCAATGACTTTAATATTATTTCTGGTGGTAAGATGTACGATTCTTTACCAGGAATATCTTCAGTATATTCTTCGACTGGATCTGGTACATTATTAGTACCATCTTCAGACTCAATTGGAAATATTCTTTCAACTGAAATTGAAGATATTGGATTTGAATATTCCGCAGATAAAACTTTAAGACCAACGGCAAAACTTCCTCAAATTTTGAAGGTGTCTACATTATCCACTTTCAAAAATATTGGAATATCATCAGTTGGAAAAAATTATACAATATCTCCAAATCTCATTGTTATAGATTCAGTTACGAATGAAGTAATTGATGATGTAAATCTTTCATATAACATCGGAGATAGTGCTGTTACTATTCTAAAGAATACTAAGGGTATTAATAATAAGACTCCACTGATAATTCCAACGAATAATTCAAATGGTATTGGGATTAATTCAATAACATTTAACAGTGTTACCAAGAATGTTACGGTTGGATTGGCAGTAAGTTATAGCAACATAAGTGATTATCCTTTTGCAGTTGGTGATAAAGTTCTTATTGAAAATACAAGTGTTGGTACTGCAACTACCTTAAGAGGATACAATTCATCTGCATATGACTATGCTTTATTCACTTTAACCTCAATAGATCCAAATATTGGTGGTGCTAATGGGACAATAACTTATAATTTGTCAGAATACTTGGATGAAAATGAAGATCCTGGAACCTTTAGTTTGACTTATTCTTCTGGTAGAGTAACACCAGAAAAATTCTTCCCAATTTTTGATATAACTTTAGAAAAAAATCAATTCTTTAATGACGAATTGGTTTCATCTAATGGTGCTATTGGAACGATTAATGAATGGGATTCTTTAAACGAAATACTTAAAGTTCTTAGTGAAGATACATTTGAGCAGAGTCAAAAGATAACAGCATCTTCTTCAGGTTCTCAAGCTATTATTTCTTTTGTCGAAGAATATAATGCACTATACAATACTTCAGCATCATCTATTGTTAGAAAGGGTTGGGAAACTGAAAGAGGATTCTTAAATAATAACTTCCAAAGAATACACGATAGTGATTACTATCAATATTTCTCATATTCTATCAAGTCTAAAGTTGAGTTGGAAAAATGGGACGATGTTGTTGATGCAACAAACCATACTGCTGGATTTAAGAAATTTAGTGATTTGGTTGTAGAGTCTTCTGGTCAAGATTTCACTGGAATTTCTACAGAGCAGAACCTTGGTGATTTTTCGGGAATAGCAGATTTGGTTAGTCTAACTGGATTTAATTGTGTTAGTGATTTCGATTTAGCAACTGAAAGGACTTTGACAATAGATTCAAATGTAGTCTCTGATGAAATTGTACTTGGTTCCACAACACTTCAAGACTATTTTGAGTCTATTGGAAACCGAGTATTGCTGATTGATGATATTAGTGAAGAATTTAACAGCAATCCAAGATCCACTCCATTTAGTGTGGTAGATAGATTTAGATTAGATTCTGGAAGAATTAGAAAATTCATAACATATGTAAAAGATAGAAGATTTACTGCAGAGAGGCAGTTATACCTGGTATCAATCTTACATAATGATAGCTCTGTCTATATTAACCAATATGGAAGAATCCAGACAGTAAATAACATGGGTTCATTTGATGTTTCCATCTCTGGAGATGAAGGAAACCTTTTATTCTACCCAGTAGATTATGAGGTTAATAATTTTGACGTTAGTTACGTCTCTTATAACTTGGAGGACGCAATAGCAGGTGTTGGAACAACCACTTTGGGTGATGTTGTAGATATTCAAACATCCAATCAAATAATTCCATCTGGAACTACTGGAGAAACTACATTAGTAGGAATTGCCTCTACATATACTTCATCTAAAGTTTTAGTCTCTATTGCCGCTACTGATGATTCTTACTACGAATTCGATGAAATTTCTATAGTTCATGATGGAACTAATATAGAAATTATTGACTATGGACAACTCACAGATGATAGTTCATCATCATACTCAATAGTTGGTTTAGGAACCTATGGAGCAGCATTCTCGGGTTCTAATGTCAATTTGAACTTCACCCCATATGTTGGAGTTGGAGTTTCTTATGTAATTAATACACTGAGAGTTTCTATTGGAGATACATCTTCAACTGGAATAGGAACTCAGGTTCTCAACACTGGATTGTTAGAGTCGAGTTACACATCAATCGCATCATCAACTTCTCCAGTACAAAATACTGTATTTGAATATAATAATTCAAATTACAATGCATCATACTACATCGTGTCAGTTAATGACATGACAAATAATGCAACTCAAATGTCCGAAGTTGTAGTTGTTGATGATGGAACTCAAGCTTCTATTGTTGAATTTGGTGAAATATTTACTCAATCTGGACTGGGAACTGTTGGAGCTGGAATTACAGGTTCTAATGTTCAACTTTATTTTACTCCAGTTGCAAATATTGATGTTGAAGTAAGAGTATTCCAAAATGCTATGCGAGTTGTCGATACTGACTTATCAGATACTGTTATTGACTTGGAAAGTGGTTCAATAGACACTGGACATGGAGAATATAGAGGAACATTTACTGATGTTAGAAGACAATTTAATCTCACTCATAAACAACTGCCAATTTTTGAAAGAAACTTTGAAGGTAATAATTCATCAATAGTAAATGTTTCTGAGGATACAATTAGAATTCCAGGTCACTTCTTCGTAACTGGTGAAGAACTTGTTTATTCAAATGCAGGAGCTGGAACAACACAGTCTATTGGTATTGCTTCAACATCATTTGTTGGAATTGGAACTACAGACAAACTTCCATCTTCAGTCTATGCAATTAAAGTTGATGATTTGAATATTAAACTTGCTTCCAGTGCTGAAAATGCACTTAAGACTTTACCAATTGCATTAGACATTACATCTGTTGGAATAGGTACTTTGCATACATTTACTGCAAAGAATCAAAATGCAAAAACACTCATTTCAATTGATAATGTAATACAATCACCAGTTGTATCGACTGCCGTAACAACAAGTAATGATTTAGAAATTTTAACAATAGATGATACAATTTCTTTGGTTGGAATAACTTCAATATTTGGTGGAGATCTTCTTAAGATTAATGATGAAATAGTAAGAGTAAATTCTGTTGGATTTGGAAGCACTAATGTTCTTCTTGTTGAAAGGTCTTGGATGGGAACTGGACTGGCAACTCATGCACAATATTCATTGGTGACTAAGGTTAATGGAAATTATAATATTGTTGACAATACAATTAACTTTATAACAGCTCCATATGGACCAGTTCCAATTGGAACATCTTCAAATACTCCAAATCAAAGAGATTGGACTGGAATTACTACACATTCTACTTTTAGTGGTAGAACCTTTATAAGGTCTGGTGTAGAAAATAGCACATCCGAAACATATTCTAAGAACTATATCTTTGATGACATATCACAGTCATTTACTGGCATTAGAACTGAATTTACACTTAAGTCTAATAGCACTGACATATCTGGAATTTCAACTGGAAATGCTATTATATTAATTAATGAGATTTTCCAAGTTCCAAGACAAAAGAATATTTCATCCACAGTTGAAGACCAATCAAATTATACTCTCGTAGAGAGTGTTGGTATTACTAGTGTACAGTTTACTGGAACTGCAACTTCCGCTTTATATGATGTAAATTCTTCCAATGTCCCTGTTGGTGGAATTATAGTTTCTGTCGGTTCAACATCTGGTTTTGGATATCAACCTTTAGTTGCTGCTGGTGGCACTGCAGTTGTGTCTGCATCCGGAACAATCCAATCAATCAGTATTGGAAATAGTGGTTCTGGATATAGAGAAGGAGTTCAGACAGTAGTAAATGTTGGAGTTGCAACTTCTAGCACTGGAACTCCAAATATCGAATTTATCGGAACTGCTGCTATTAGTGGTGGAAATATCGTAAGTGTTGCAATCACAAATCCAGGAGTTGGTTATACCTCCACAAATCCACCAATAGTTGTATTTGATGAACCTCTTTCGTATAATGATATTCCACTGATTTATAGTTCATCATCAGTATCTGGATTTGGAACAGAGGCTACTGTTGATATCGTTGTTGGACAAGGTTCTAGTGTAATTGATTTTGAAATAAAAAATCTTGGTTATGGATATGGACAAGGGGAAGTTCTGACAGTATCAATTGGAGGAACGGTTGGCATTCCTACAAATACTTCACTATCATTCTCAGAATTCCAAATTTCTATAGAAAGAACTGATAGTGATAGTTTCAGTGGATGGACTATTGGTGACTTGGAAGTATTTGACCCAATAGATTCTCTGTTTGATGGTATTAGAGTTTCGTTCCCATTATTCTTTAATGGTGAGCAGAAGTCTATTAAAGCAAAACCTGGTTCATCAATTGATGTTCAGTCAACCCTTATTGTATTCTTAAATGATATTTTACAAGTTCCCGGTCAAGGATATATCTTTAATGGTGGAAGTAATATAACATTCACCGAAGCTCCAAAAGTTGGGGACACCTGCAAGATTGTATTTTATAAGGGAACTGGTGATGTTGATGTTCGTGAAGTTGATATTTTGGAGACCATAAAGATTGGAGACCTCGTTAGACTTGATAGTGAGCAACTTTCCCTGAAGCAGAATGATAGAATTGTAACGGAGGTTGTTTCGGTAGACACTATCAATACAAATGTGTATCCAGGACCAGGAATTACTCAAAATTCCAATCTTGAGAGACCATTAATCTGGTGCAGACAAACTGAGGACTTGTTCATCGATGGAAAGGAAGTTTCTAAGGACAGAACAATCTACGAACCACTCATTCAACCATCTACGAACATAATTCAAAGTGTTGGTGTTGGTTCAACTGTAATTTTTGTGGAGAGTTTGAAAACATTCTTTGATAGTGAAAAAGAAAATGTTACCGAAGCATTTAGAACTAAGATTGAAATTATCTCACAAGATACCATAGTTTCTGCTGCTGCAACTGCTTTAGTATCTGCAGCTGGTACTATCTCCTCAGTGATAATTTCTAATGGTGGTGTTGGATATTCAACAAATCCAGAGGTAACTATCTCCAATCCAGTTGGTCTTGGGTCAACTCAAAGAGCAACGGCTTCCGCAAACATCTCAGTTGGAGGAACTGTATCTTCAATATCAGTATCATCACCTGGAACTGGATATACAAATACAAATCCACCAGTTGTTCTTATAGAAGAACCATCACCAACTACCCAAATCACCTGAGTAGTTTACATTGGAAATTTGTGGGGTAGTT